ATTCGCCGGATTAGAACGGACAATCAGCCCTTTAACGCGAACAAACGTTAAGGCTGCTCCAAAGACATCCGTAAGGACACCCGCTAAATCCAGGTCATCATTAGTAGATGCGTTAAGGGTTCTCTGATCAGCCCAGATCCGATCAGCCTGATTAACACCAGCACCATTAGTAAATGAGTACTGAGCCCCATAAGGCATGCCACCTGTAGGGGCTTGAAAGTCGAATGCACTAACGGGGGAGTAGTTGGCAGCAAGCTGCACTAAAAGGGTTGCATCAAAGGCCATAATCCCTACTTAAATCCATGGGCCCTATTTACACGGTCTACAACGTCTCCAAGTCCCTTATTGACGTTGTTATGCCAAGCGGGTGCTACTTCATAGAAGAACGGTCGGGCAGTCTCGTTAACCCAGACGTTTTGACCGAAAACCCTGTGTCTAAATTGACCAGGCTTACCCTGGTTCTCAAAAGGCCGTGCGTGCGGAGCTGCACGTTTATTCACATAAAGGGTGACTCCCTGAAACCTCTTAGCGAAGCTAAGCCCGATCTTTGCAGCTTGGGGGATACGGGTAGACCATGAGGCATTACGCTTTAGTCGGGCTAATGGCTCTTTCCCGGATTCCCTTAGCATGGGTCGAGCTTCCTTCTGTAGCTCAACCGGCATTTGCTTGAAGTCCCGAAAGAAGCGCCTGACCTCTTTATCGTCCATTCGTTGCGTACGAGGCATATCAACTACCTTGTGTAAGCATCGATCTGGATAACGAACCGAATGGTGACGACGGCACCCTTTTGTGTCTGCTCTTGGGCAACTACATCAGTCATAAGCCGGGATCGCATAACGCGTTGGCCTAGGGTCTGGTCCTTCATGAGGAAGTCATTAACCCCATTGAGGATTCGGTAGGCCCCATCACGAACCGGTTTAATATCTGTGTCGTTCCCGTACCACGAAGAGGCGATATTGGCTATCTCGAACGTTTCCCTGTCGGGGTGGGTGGCGACCTGTTGCCTATTACGGGTGTTCTCGATAGCTGGTTCGCCCATCTCGCCGGTAAATCCGATGCAGAGTAAGTCAGGTTCTTGGTCCTGGGGAGGCTTAGGCATACCGTCAGTGACTAAGACGTTAGGCATTGACTCTGTTAATCGTGCGACTAGGTAATCCAACACATCGGGAATAAGGGACTGAGATCTCATCCGACCAATACCTCTTTACGAGGTCTCTTATCGAGTCCCAAAAGCTGACGTACGTTATATGGGAATGCATAGGTCACCCCATTAACGATTACGTCGTCTGTTCCGACAGGGGGCCTACCACCCCCCGGGTTTTGCTGAGACTCTTGCCATAAGTGCTTGGCAAGTTCTAAAGCAGCGAGGATGTAATTCTGCGGGATGTCTAGTCGTCCTGCTCTATACGTAATACGGTGCCAGCCATTCCGATTAATCAATAACGGTATGTAGGCGTCCGTTTCTACATTGAAGTACCAGCCGATAGCGCCTGTGGCCCTGTCGCCCTGGGGGACTGTGGTCAGCCCCGGTAGGGTCTGGACACTGGCAACCGAGATGAGCGGATACCTTCTAAGTCGTGCGTAGCCGTCGAACACCTCAACGTCCTCAGTGAACGTCATAGGCGCGACTTGTCCGACTCGATCGCTAATGACCTGGCATGATGCCGCAATGAAGGTTCGGAGCGATTCATCGTCTCGGTTATGGCTCTTCTTAATGTGGTTCCGTAGCTGAGCTAAAGAGATGAATTCACCGGTGTCTGTTGGGTTTACGTAGAAGCCTGTATTAAAGGAGCTGTCATTACCGCCTGTTGCAAGCCATCGAGCATTGTGCCTACCAACCTGAATAGTGGCATACCTATATTCGTATACCCCCGTTGATACTGGATTAATAATTCCAGCATCAAAGAGAGTTCCGTCCGGAAGGGTAATGGTTAGATTAACTTGGCCCGCATTGGCTAGGTTGTCGTTCTCGTCCGTAACGGATACCGATAACGGATAAGGGTCTCCCAGGTCTGTCATCTATCCCCCTTCCATTCGGGATTCCTGAATATGGTTGGTGGTCATCATCGGTGCTGCTATGGGGGTAGCAGTGGCACGGCTTGCCGTGGCTGGTAGGAGCTGCATAGCGCCGGGGACGTATGGCGGTTGCCCCTGTATGTCGTCAGTCCCTTGTCCGGTGTCCGATAGAAGTACAGACGCCATGGAGACAAGGGAGTCAGTACCGGATACCTCCTCAGAGAGCGTGAGAGCCACAGAGACGGCTAGAGAGTCTGTGGCTATGGCAGAGTCAGCTAAGCTCCTTTGCTCCGCACTCAGGATGCCTAGAGACTCGTTGACTGCACCCGCATCCGATAAGGAGAGTTGGGCATTGGGCGTCAGGGTGTCACTGGCTTGTGCTGTCTCGGTTAACGTTGCTAATGCCGAAATGCTTATGGCGTCTGCTGCGTTACCGGTATCGGTTAGTAGTACTGAAGAACCCTGAAGGATGCTTTCGGTACCTAATGCAGTGTCTTGGAGCTGTAGGGATACCGTCTCTCTTATGACCTCAGAAGCTTGTGCGCTATCGGCAAATGCAACACTTACACTTGCCGATATCTGCTCAGATGCCGACCCGGTATCGCTAAGCGTCTTGAAGACTTGGACACTTAGGGAATCGGAAGCTGTAGCAGACTCCACTAAAGGGACGGTAGCCGTAGCGGCTAGTTGCTCCGAGCTTGCGCCGGATTCACTTAATGCCTTATTGGTGCTAGATGCCGCTCCGGCAATAGCAATGGTGCAAGCTACATAAGGTCTGGTATTAGGAAGCGTCCCGGTTGTGTTTCGTGTTCCTGTTGCGCCTGATGCCGCTAGAGTCTGCGAAGCGCTATAAAGGGTAATGGCATTGGTGGTTGGCCCTGTTGGCGTCATTCCACCAGGAGCCACAATGGCATCAAACTGTGAAGCTGTACCAGAAGCCCAAGCACAAAGCAGAAGGTCATCAGTGCCCGTAGGGTTGACCGATGGAGCACTAGCCGAGTTGCCGGTAACGGCACCCGTGATTCCTAATGCATCATCCTTAATGGTTCCAACGCCTGCTAGCACATAGACATGGATGACAACTTCGTCGCCACTATGGCTAGCGCATGAGACGGTTTGCGCACCCGAACTAGTGACCTGTCGAGTCCACACCTTCATATGGGTGTTATTGGTTCCCAGGTCTGCATTCGTCTGTTCAGCCCATGTGCCACCCGTACCAGTAGGGGCAGTCATGTCAGCGAGAGTTACCCAGTCTTCCGAGTGAAAGACCACTAGGTAATCCCCGGATGCTGTACCCGCCCCCGTGGTAACGCTTGCCGTTCCCCCGCTAGTGCTAGTAGCTAGAACCTCTCGAATAGTAGGGGTTGCCATAATGGCTTACCCCCTTTACGTAAATGAAAGAGTGGCTGTAGCAGTCCACGTCTGACCAGACGCTTTAGATCCCTGAGCGACATTGGCTTTGTGGTTAAAGAGCAGGGCGTTTACGGTACTTCCAGCCGTAACCGTAGGAGTGCCGACGTCAAGGCCGAACTCATTCCAAGCGAAGTTAGCATCGCTTCCGCCAAACGAGGCTGTAAACGTTAATTGCCTGGTGCCTAATGACCCTGCACCGGTAACAGGCTGGAAGAACTTTGATGCCCCGGATAAGTCATTGTCGGTATAGGCTTCCGCAGTTGTACCGGTGCCTACGCCAATACGGACCGCACTTGCCGTTAACGCCTGAGTTCCACCCTGGTTAGTGAGAAGGTTCATTAACCGGGTCCATCCGGCATTCGTGATTAGATTGCCTACCACCCTTGTGGCCCGATAAGGCTTTAGCCGATTGCGGGCAAAGTCAGCATCGGTAGGGTTGTAAAGACCGGTGATGTCCTGAACAAACTGAGTTTGGAACTTGTCATACCGTCGAACAACCCAAACGGTAGTGGCATGGCAGAGATCCCCCAAAGGTACCCGTGCCCCTACCGAAAGAGAATCACTGCCATGCGCAAAATCCATAGTTACTTCGTGTCCTTCTTAGGGGCGTTGGTCTTAGCTTCGTCAGCAGCCTTAGAGGCTCGCTCGCTAGCTACCGTCGTATTGGTGGCTTCCTCCATGGGAACCGCCTTAGTGACTCCTAAGCCGTGAGGACCTGGAGAAGCCATGCCCTTACGGGTGGCGTTATCCTCTTCCTCTTTCATCATCTGAACGGCTTCACGAGCATTAGGGCTATTCGCAACGTCGGGACCATCGATCTGTTGCGGCTTAGCGGGGAAGGTCTCCAACGGGGGTCGCTGGTTGCCGACCCGGTTGTCTAAGCGAGGATCAATGTCCTGTTCCTTAGCCTCTAAAGGAGTCTCTTCCACCGCCTTATCCTCAACAGGTTCCGGGGTGTTGCTCGTCAGCTTGCGATCAGCCATCTACGATCCTCCTACCCTTAAGGGGAGTGCTTACGGTTCTCTTTTCCCCCGGTGCAGCAGTAGCAGACTCAACGGACTTAGCGCTTACCGCTTGCTGCTTCTTACTCTCTTCCTGGCGAGCTACATACGTCTCAACATCCTCGAAGAGACTTTCCTTTCCGGAAATGTCGAACGTATCTGTATCGACCAGTTGCCCTGCCGTAATGGTGGCCATTCCATTAGGGGTGGAAAAAGCGAAGCTTTCCTTTGCCCTTTTGTATGCCATCCGATCTCCCTTATTTAGTGGACAACAGGAGTGCGTCTAGGCTGAGCAAGTACGGCAACCGCCCCAAAAGTCCCACCCGTCGTAGCACCTGAAGTAGTGGCTACAAGACGCACATACCGTTGTGGCCCAACATAGCCAATGTCATAAACCTTATCGTCGTCAGTGCTTGCAATAGAAGGCAAAGAACCTTGGACGTATGAGGAGTCAACAGCAGTCCATACCGAGTTATCTGGACTGTCTTGCATTGTGATAGCAATGGTTCCGTCAGTGAGAGTCCCCGTAAGAACGGAAAACATCACCACTCGAAACTGGTTATTCTGGTAGTTCTTATCTACGGTCGTGCCGTTTACTCCGCCATTAGTACGAATAGCGATTGGTAGAGCTACCCTCGTAATAGCGCTGTCGTATAATGCGTCACGCATTAAAACCCCTTAAAAAGGAGCGGTGGTAGGCTTACTCACCGGGGACACTAAAAGGGCCTACCACCGCCCCAGATAGAAACCTAATTACGTGACATTCAAAAGGCGGAAAGCAGCATCGTTCACAGAATCGGCCCCAACCCTGTAATACGCGTACCATCCTCGCTGACCGGTAGGCCGACGGTTAGCACCAACAAGGTGGGGGATAAACTCCACGGTCATACCGATACGGTCAGCGATAACGTAATTATCGAAATCACCGTATACAGCCATGTAGTTTTCCTGGGTGGCGTTAATAACGCCGTCCATGTCTTCAGCCTCATAAATGGGCCTACCCACAAGCTGGGCAGGAACATCAGCGCCGACCCTTTCCCAAAGACCAGCACCACCCGCCGTGTCAAAACCACGAACGAGGTTGAACCAGCCTCTATTAGCCAGCCATGCCGCATTCGTGCGGTAGCGGGCAGGAAGGGCGTTATCCAGCTTGTAAATGTCCCCAATAGCAAAGGTATCAGCCGTAGTAGAGGTGACAATCACGCTGGGAGAAGCAGCCACAAGAGCGGTGATAATACCGGTAGGCTGACCAACCCCGGAACCAGTGGCAAAAGCGGAAGCCTCTAAAACGTCCCGACCAAAGGACAGAAGCCTAGCGACTTCAGCCGTAACGTTGGCCTCATCCTCAAGAGCCTCAATGCTAATGGGAACGAAACCAGCGGCCTTGTAAATCGGGATCGATGGCTGACCGAAAGAAGGAGCGTCGTCGCTAACTTCGGTGGCTTCCGCATCCCATGACCAGCTAACGGCACCAGCGCTAACACCATTCCAGACATCACCAGTAGCGACGACCGTTCGGGCAATCTGCCGAATCTGGTTACGGGAACCATTAGCAGCGATAATGACCGTAGGGTCAAGCTGGAAAGGAACCAGATAGCCACCCGCGCTATCCGTTAAGGACATAGCGCGTTCTAAAGCTCTCTGCTCTTCAGGGCTAATCATGTGCCCGCGACCAGCAGCAACCTTAGACCAAGCCCTAACATATTCAGGACTAGAAGTAGCTAAGCAGAGTCGGCTAATACGGGAGTCGGCATCCTCGTAATTCTCGATAATGCCGGTAGCAGCCTGCCGAACCTTATCGGTGGCAAAGGGCATCTTCTCGATAGCGTCAAGCGCACGGGAGCGCATGTCGGCTGCAATCTGACCCTTAGACCTAGCAAAGGTCCGAATATCCGAGAGATCCCAAGGATTGCGAAGCTTGCTTAACTGGTCCTCAACCGAGCGAGGATCCCCGATAGGGTCGCTATTGTAGTCATTAGCCGAAACCAGACCAGAGCGATTATCGGAAACTTCAATCTTGCCGAACGGGTTATCCATAGCATCACGAATCTTGGCTAAAGCAGATTCCCGTTCAATGTGCTTCCGGTGCTGATCGAGCTGAGCAAATTCGTCGGTTAAGTCCGAATACCGAAGCTCATCTTCGGTCGTTAACTCGGACTTAGCATAAAGGCGCTCAACCTCATCCCGAATGTCCTTAAGCTTGTTTACAGTGCTCTTGTAATCAAGCTCGGTAATCTTTTTCGCCACCTAACAACTCCTCAGAGACGGAATCAAGGCGACGACCCATAGAACGAAGTGCATAGTTCATGCGGCTTCTTAAGTCGTCACGTACTGGCCTTGACGGGTGCTCTGAGTTGAGCGGCGCGTCTTTTTTATCTTCCTCTTTATGAGTGTCCCTAATGGACGGCTCATTTCGTACTGCTTCCCTAAGAGCGTCCATGTCAATTAATGGAGTCTTAGGTTTATCAGGCTGGTCAATCACAAACTTCTGTGTCGAGCCATCCACCCGCATCCCGAAAAGAAGGGCTTTAGCAACTTCTCGCCTTAACTCTTCATCGGGGTTAATGCCCTTAACATCCTTCTCAAGGGCTAAAGCTGATCGCACTTCACGAACTAGCTCAGAGTCGTTAAGAACCGTCTGAGCAATCTCACGGGAACGGACGTCCACAGACGTTCCGGTATAAGCCGGAAAGACTACAGGACCTAGCTCATGCACTCTCAGCTCTTTAAGGGTCCTCTTAAGAGGAAGTCTGTCGTCTCCCTCATAACCCCAGAGAAGTCTACGAAGCTCATCCGGGTCTTTAATCTCTTTCCCTGCGTTGTCTTCCCACTTCTCCCGAATAACGTCAAAGCGGAATGACATACCCTTAATGGAGCGGTTCTCAATGGCTTCCCGAACCGGTTGGATAAGCCAATTGTCAGCTAATCGCCCCTCTACGAAAAGCCCCTCTTCGTCTTCTCGTAAGGTCTCGATACTGCCAATGGGGATCGATCCCACAAGAGGGTGTCTCCCGTGATCGAACTGAAGGACTGGAGTTCGCTCTCTGACTGTCTTGCGAAAAGCACCTGGAGAAATCGACTCAACGAAAGACCCTTCCCATGAATCAATAACGGTCTCTTGATTAAAGACCGCAGCATGACCGGTAAGGGTTAAGCCGTCTCCCTCACTGGCAGACTCATCAGCCCGAATAAGGAAGGGCACAGAACGTTCTAACCCTTCTTTCACTAAAGTCATTCTGTACCACTTCCGTTATCCGTTAGGGGTGGCGTAGTTCCAGGTGCCTGCAATTGGACGCTAACAAGCCCGGTATCCTGAAGGCCGCTAAAGTCGTCAGACAAAACCGCCTGTAGGGCACTCTCGGGAGTCCATCCGGAGTTCTTAAGGGCGTTAAGAACATTTGCCCTAATCTGCATAATCTCAGCTTGGTCTTTAGCATCTTCCCTAAGAAAGGGAACATCCCGGCTGTCATACCAAAGCCTGATACCCGAGCTACCCGGACGGGGGATTACCGTTTGGAGGCTTCCCGCAGCGTTGGCCCATAAGGGATGCATCGTAAGGTCGGCTAAACGCCTACGCGCTTGTGCGAAGTTACCTGCATTAAGAGATGACCCCTGGAGACCTTCCGAGAATCCCACAATGGTTACGGGAACACCCGCCATTGCTGCTAGTCGGGTCTCGCCTCTACCTTGGACACCGGTAAAAGCCATTTGCTCGAAATTGGCCCCAACCACAGTTGCATCAGCACCACCACCCATAAAGAGGGTTTTATAGGCGTTCTTCAAACCCTTATGGTCAAGATTAAATTGCGCCTTAAACCTCATAAACTCATCAAAGTCAACGGCGGAATCTAGGGATACGACCATATTAGGCGTTGCGGCATTTTCGAAGAATTTGCGCTGATGCGTCTGCATTAGCTTGTCGTTCTGGATATCGCGTAATGCAGGCGTTAACCAAGACATTCCCCGATAGGTAGCTAATGGGTCAGGCACCGGGGCAAAGTGGATAACTTCATTAGGCAGAAGGAAAACCGGGTCGGCATAACTTGCGTTAAAGCCACCCTCTTTATAGATGTACCCGACCTTCTTAAACCCTAGAATCTCCTTTGGGCGATTGGGGTTAATGAGTCTGGGAGCAAGAATAATGCCGACCCAATCGGGCCTTAATCGAACAATTTCATCTTCGACTCTGACTCCATAGAAGTTACCGGCAAAGTCGGCATCGGTAATCATCCTGACCAAAAGGTCTTGAGTCGTACCGCCTACCCAGGGAGTCTCTAAAACCGATAAGGATTCATTGCCGAATAGCTTACTGGGCCTACCACCGCTGATTATCTGCCACTGAAACCGCACTGTGCTAAAGGCAGACATGCGCACGGCCATAAGAGCGAAGATGGGACCGTGCGTCTTATAAATCTGATTAGCATAGGCTTCAAAGGAGTTCTCAATATACTCGGCAGGTTCACCACTGATGGTTTGCTGTACGCCACCCCCATACCAGTTTCCCTGAAAAAGGAAATCCTGCATAAGGGATACATAGTCATCAATGGTTTCAATAGATCTAGAGGCAGGCTTTTTGGCTTCCTCGTGAATCCTTGCTAATAGGTTCGCCATTAACCACTACCTCTAGTCTTCATCCCCTCTTGATAGCCCACCTTTACGGCTGCAATGAGGTATCGACTACCCTTCGCAAGGAACAAGACTAAGAGCATGACCTTAGCGGCCAACCATCCCAGCAGCAGAGGAAATAAGGCAATAACAAAAGCCAAGTAGTTCCTAAGTTCCTCTTGCTTCGCTTTAGCCTGTATCTCTCCAATAATCTGGGTTCGTTCAGCCCATATAGTCATAGTCCTATTCCCATGCTGCCCATGGTCGTACCGGCTTAATGTGGCCGTACTTTGCCGCACCTAGCATTGCCAGTGTTCCAGCTACCAAAGGGCTGATATCAACGGTTACAGTCTTTCGGTCCCATTTCCATGCGCCCTCCCCTAAGACCAGCTTTCGAGCACCAGCCAATGCGACAAGGAAAGGGTGCTGGCCTAAATGGGCTATCTGGTGGTTGTAGACCCTGTCATAAAAGGCCCCACATGCACCCGCGTATTCGGTACCGCTAGGAGTCTCAAGTCTGGTCCGAGAGTTCCGGGTTTTATCAAGGTGGGTTTGAATCTCGGGGACGAGCGAGAAGGCCGGGGAGTTGTTCTGAATAACGACCGCACATGGTTTCCATTTATCAATAAGCTCTTTGATGCGTGGAACCATCCAGCCCGTTCCTGGTCTATGGTCGAAAGTCCCTCGTGATTCCGATCCGGTAATCTCTAAATGGTATTGGTCTAATTGGTTAAGGCCAGATGCGGCAATGGTCCCAAATGAACGTTCAGGCGTGAAGTCGAGTCCAAAAGCAACGCGGTTATCTTCAGGGATGAAGCTGTCAAAGTTCTGAACGGCTAACCAGTCTTGCTCAGTGATGATTAACCATTGTTCCGGGATCTCGTCAGACCATTGATTAAGGTAGGCTCGCCGGAACTCCGCTAGCTCCATGTCGTCATAGTCAGCTTTAATGGCATCGATATTAATCGTGTGCCCTAAAGCAGGCATGCACCGATACCAAGTCTCCGGGCTTTCAGGGTCGGCATCATCGGGGGCACTCCACTCGAAGTAAGCAATAGCGCCATCCACCCGCCCGTCTACCTTGGCCCGCCCAAGTTCCACCTTCTTTTTAAGGAAAAGGCTTTTAGCGGTTCCGGCTGTAGAGACGATATAGAGTTGGGGTTCTGGTCGGGTAATCATTGCAGGTCTTAATGCCTGCTCTAGTCGGTTATCCTCTTGTGCGAAAGCTTCATCAATGGTCGCTTGGTCGATAGTCTCACCATGACCAGCCTTTTCGGTTGGTGCAGTAAGACTGTGACGTGACCCGTTATTCCAAGAGATTTGTTCGGTACCCATTCCATACCGAACCTTATACATACCCGCAAACGGACTAGCATTAAGGGTCTGTACGTGTTCTTCTTCCCACTTCTTTCTTGCTGCTTTTTGGGTTTGAGCGGTATAGACAATGTTCTGTCTCCCGGCAAACCCTAAAGCCCTCTGAACCATAAGGCTCAAAAGAACAGTGGTCTTCCCTGACTGTCGGGGAACTGTGATAACCACAGTGCGATAAGCAAGCCTGCCCG